ATACCAATGTCTTTTATAACCAACTCCATTGTATAGAAACATTGAACCAGCTAATGTTAATAAGAAAGCAAATAAATAATTAAATTCACTATAAGCATAATCACTTATACTTGGTCTCCAACTACCATCAAATAATCTTAATATTATTGGAATAAATATTAATAAAAAAGCTACTAATACTTCTAATCTTTTAACATCTTTTGTATTTTCCATTACACAATTTGATTTAAGATTGAATCTTTAACAGTTACATTATCAGGTAATTTAGCATTTAATATTGCTAATATTTGTTCATTGGTTTCTGACTTAATTGCATTTTCAAATTCTTTTGAACCATTTTCAATATAATTATTTAGGAAATTTAAAGTTTTTCCACTAATTACTCTTGCAGAATAAAATCCAAACAACATATCAATATATTGTTTAACACCCAATCTTGTACCTGCTTCTTGTAAATAGTTAATTTGTCTTTTTCTTCTACTTCTAATTTCTTCTGATGCACTTGAAATAGGTAATGAATTAGTAACAGTTTTAAACAAAGCAGGATTTCCCATTTCATCTAACCATTCTATTTTCATATTAATACCTATAAGAAATCCATTGTTATCTAAAACATCTGTATAAGTTTGTCTAACTACCACATTATCTTTTTCATCAGAATAAAATTCTGTTTTAATCTTTACACCTTTAACAAATTCTGGGTCTCCTTTAGTAATACCATTTAATACTTCTACTGGAGTAGCCATTATTTCTTCTGGATGTTTGGTTTCTAACCAAGGATTATGTTTAAATATTTTTAGTTTCATATTATTAAATATTAGAAATTACTATTTTAAAATTTCTTGTTCCATACCCATTTTGTATTTGTCCTATCCAGTTATTTGTATTTGAATAGTTATTCCCTGCATAAGCATAACCTGTTCCTAACAAATTATTATTACCATCATTAGTAAATAATTGTAATTTAATACCTTGTGATTGATTTGTCATATCTAAACCTCCCCAATAAGGATAAGTATAATCCCAATTTTGAAAAGGAATAACAGTTAATACTTTACCATTAGTTGCCACTTCATCAGATAGTCCAGCATATTGTGCTTCCATTCTAATTTTAGGAAGTACAGATGTATTATTTTCAATTGTGATATTATATGGTTGTGCTTGTATTAAATCATTACCATAATTTTCTATACCAACTTGAAAATAAGCATCTACTGCAAAGTTTCCTATTAGAGTATCTTTAGTAATATTCTTAAATAACTTACCAACTCCATATATGTTATCAACTTGAGTATATATTCTTAAATACTTACCATTAGGTAAGTTTAAGTTCATATCTTCTTTTGTTTTAATTTGTAGAGGGTATTCAGAATTTAGATAAAATTTAGCTTCTGTACTATTTGTGCTTCTTAATACAATAGTTTCAGTATTATTAATTAATAAAGGTACACTTGGAACAATTCCATTACCATTATTATATCTATATATTCTAATAAATCCTCCTGTAATATTACCAATAGCATTAGCTATTTGTTTAGCTTGACTATTTGTTAAATTGTCAAAACCAACTTTGATTCTGCTAATTAAGTTTTTTAAATACCTTAATTGTTTCTGACTGAAATCAGAATTTTTTATTTCACTATCTAATCCCATAATAATATTATTTTAAAATTTGCCAATCTTCAATTTTACTAAAATACATTCCTTTATCTTTTCCAGAAATACCTTGTTGGCATTCTAATTGTATGATAATTAATAAACCTTTTTGAAATAATTCATTAATGTTTTGCAAAGTTAATGAATTATCTGAAAAATCCACATTTAATTGTATAGATAATTCTTTTAATTGTGCATAAGTGTATTTTTTTAATCTTGTATTAGTTCCAAGTATTTTAATTACCTCTACATCTTCATAATCTTCTTCTTTTGGTTCTATTAAATTTATAGGTTTTTCAGGTGTTATTTGTAAAATATAATCTTTTTTAAGTTGTTTTTCTATTACCTTGTCAAAACAAGTATCTATAATTCTTAATTCATAAACTTCTTCACTTGGTTTGTTTTGAATTAAATCTATTTCCATTTTTACATACCCTACATTTGCAGGTGGAAACTGTAATTTTTTATTTGATTGTATTGCTATCATAATTTTTTAATTTACTTGGTAACTTATATTTAGGTTAAATTGTGAATCTCCTGTTGGAACATTTCCTGATATTAATCCAGAACTTGATGGATAAATATAAACTTCTCCACTATCTATAAATCTTGCTAAATAAACACCATGATACCCATTCATTGTAGTTCTAATTTCAGATTGTACCATATTGTGTCTAAAACCAACAGGTAATGTACAAAGAATTACATAGCCACTTCCAGCTAAAGCAGTTGTTAATTCTGTAAAACTTATATATCTATTGAAGTTAAAAGTTACTTGCTTTCCTGTTTTTATTACTTTAATAGCATCATTTTTATTAAAACCATCATTTAGACTTAAAATAGTTTGAGTTATTGAAGCTGATGATTTATCTTCAACTCCAAAAGTTCCATCTGGTTTAGCTACTACTTGTTTTGTAAATGTAGAATCTCCTTGTGCATTTGTTAAATTTGATAATTTAAAAGTAAAACCAGCAGTATTAATTTCTGTATTTTTATATAGAACACCCCCTAATTCTGTCTTATTATTAGCCGTTGTTATTCCATTTATACCTTGTAAATACCAAAAAGTCATTCTGTTACCATTTCTATCTCTATAATAATGATTTAGATTACTTGGGTCATAGAAAAAAGCAGGTGCATTACTTATGTTTGGAGGAAGTCCTATTGATATAGAAGTTGCAGCAGGTATGTTATTATTATTCCAATTATCTATATCATTTTGTTCTATTGAAGCAGCAGGAGATGCTGTAAAAACAGGGTCTTCTTCTTGTGTTAATAATGAATCAACAAAAGAATCTTTAAGTTTTAATGTGCTGGTATTAGGTTCAACTACTGAATTTACAAATTCTAATTGTTGATTATATACAAGAATATTTTTTACATTTGGTGTAATAACTTGTATTCCATTATCTGCTAATGGATTATCTGTTGAACCAGTAATTAAAGTAGGTTGTATGATTTCTATAAAATCATTTACTGTAATAGGTACTCCTGAATCTCCCCATGTTCCTTTACCTAATTTGAATAAGTATTGAATTTTATGAATTTGTTCATCAGGTGATAAAGTAAAAATATAATTTTCATCATTATTAACAATAAAACCATTTGTATCATTTATAACACTTACTAATTGTTCTAATGGTGTACCACTATAATCACTACCTAATTCTACATTTATGAATTTATTATTTTGTTTATCTAATAAAGTTTCAATGAAATCAGGATTTAATTCTACATAAGCTGTATCACATTTACCTGTATAATTACTAACATTAAATTGTAATTTATTAAATAATAAAAATTTAATTTTTCTTTTTATTATAGTAACAGCAGTATTAAATAGATTACCAACAGCTAAAGTTCCCTCTACTGGAGAGCAATCTTTATCACAATGTGATTTTAAATCTTTTGTTACAAATAATATTTTTTTCATTTCAATTCTTTTTTAAAAAATTTACATAAATATATATAATAGATGGAATATTTCTAATAAACCAATCAATTTTTTTCAAGGTTGTTTCTACTTATACCCCCAGTTTCATATAGGGTAAATTTCTACTTGTTCCACTTATTTATATATATCTATGCAAATTTAAAATTTATTGTTGAAGTTGTAAAGAAACCTGACTTATCTCTTATACCATCTAAAGTCATTTTTAAAGTTGTCGAATATTTACTTATATATTCTTTTCCATTAATAGTTATACTTAAACCTAATTGTATGTATATGTAGGCACTTGGTGTATCTAATCTGCTTGTTCTTCTATTATCTATACTGTATCTTCCTCCTACACCTTTTGCTTCTAATCTATTATTTGATGACTTATAAAAATAATATTCTTGTCCAAAATCAATTATATTATCTATACCTAATAGAGTTATTCTTGAAGGTTTAAATGGATTATTTTGTTTGCTATCTTTAAAACCAGCAATTCTCCAATCATTATTTTCACTACCTACTCCTTTACTTTTACTTGGTTTATATTTAGTAATAACTAATTTAGGACTAAAATCTTTTATTTTAGAAAAATCTTTTACATTAATTAGTAAATTCTTAATGTTATCAATATTAACAATAGGTTTTTCTATTGATTTAATTCTGACACCATCATATTGTAAACCAGCTTGTTGCTTATTAGAATAAAGAAAACCATTTCTTGTAAATACCCAAGCATTTTGAACCCCTATTGAATATTCAGATGGAGTTTTTGTTTTTGTAGTATCTCCATTTTTCCAAGATATTTTTAAATTCATTGAATCAATTAATTGTTGATTTGATAAATCAGGTATTAAATCAACAATGTCTTTCATATTTTTTCCTACATTAGTAGGAGAAATACTATTAGCTGTTGATTTTAATGCTATATCTTGGTCAATATTATCTTTTACTTCTTGCTTTGTCATCTTACATAAAGGTATTATTAAATTCAAAAGTATATATTCCTTGTGGCTCTATATGTATAGCATCTTTAATGCAATCTATATCTAAACCTAATTTTTTTATACACTTAACTATATTATTGAAATTATATTTTTCAGTAACAATATTTGAACCATTGTTTAAAGATAAATCTGTATAATAAAATACTAAATAATAGTATGCTATTAATTGTTTCATCAACAATGTATTATCTGCATTACCAAGGATTGTTTCTTTCATTAATACACATTGATTTGAATCAAGTATATTACATTTTATACAATCATTTGTAGCTGTTAAATATTGATTATATATACCATTATTAATGATATTATAAGATAATAATTTAGTTATAGCTGAAAGATAATCTTTTTCTTTTTTATCACAATCATCACATTCTTCACAAGGACAACCACATAATATATTATTTACACTATCAACAAAAGATTTTAAAAATTCACTATATATAGAAACATAAATTGTTTCTGTTGAATTTTTTTTATCACTTATAACTATTTTATATAAGTTATCTTTATTAGGTAATGTTATTTGTAATACATCATCTGTAGATTGTTCTGGTATTAATATATCCCATTGATTAGAACCACAAAAAGTTTGAACATATACAGTTATATATATCAAATCTACACCAGTATTAGTAATGGTAAATAAGTTATTTTCTCTTAATATTGTATAGTTCATATTATTTTTTAGCAAAGTTAATAAAAAAGGGTTACATTACATAACCCTTTTATAAATTTATTTTTTATGCTATACCATCTTTAGTTACATCTGCAACTACAGGTTCTACAGCTAATGGATTAACATTTGCTACAGCAGCATCATCAGCAAGAGCTTCAAAATTACCACCATTTGTTAATACATCTAAAACAGTAGCTAAACCATTTCTTGTTGTTACATCAGTTTCAGGGATAGCAAAAATTGTACTTAAAGTATTTTCATACTCTAACCAACCTGATTCAGATTTTTGATTATATTCCAAAATAAATTGGTCATATTTACCATTAACATCTGCATCATAATTAATATTACCTAAACTCATACCAGTTACAGCAGAAACAGGATAAGGACCTGCTCCATTCCAACCAGAAGCATGATATTCTTTTTGACGAATATTGTTTCCAGTTCCTTCTTCAAACACAATTTCTTGTGTAGTTGTTACTTTCCCAGTACAAGCAAAACCATCTACTAATGATACTACTAATACAGTTTCTACAAATTTGTGGAAACCTAAATTAATATCACAGAATTGTTTCAATTTTAAAGGTACAGCAGTTAAACTAATATCTGTAAATACTTTTGTTGCATTGTTAGCTGGAACAGCATTATAAGCAATTAAAGCAATTACATCTGCTATAGTCATTACCTCACCAACAGCATAGTTTACAGAAGTACCATGTGTAGCAGCAGTAATAGCTTGTCTTGCTATTGGTTGAGCCAATACCAATCCATCTTTTTCCATGTTAATTTCATTAACTAAAAGTTTAGTTATTTCATTAGCATCTCCTGAACCACAACCTACTTCACAATCACAACAAGAAGTTGTTATTCCATAGGTTTTACTAAATTGATTGAAACCTTGTGTTCTATAAATTCTTGAATTTCTAAATTCAATTTTTACAGCATAATCAGTTTCACATTCAGCATTGTAATCACCAACTTTCACAATCATAGGTTGTGATGCTGTGTGTGCCACAAAAGAGTTATTTACAATACCTTTCTTTTGTATAAGTTGTCCTGCTGATGTTTTAATATCTTCCAATGCTGTACCACCACTTCTGTTTACTCCTACTGCGAAGTAGAACTCTCTTGGTGCGGTAGCAACAGAAAGGTTTGTATTGGCATCAAAAACACCAATTTGACCAACAGCTAAAGTTTCTACTGCTTGTCCAGCAGGTAAAACAGCTTGATTTCCTTTAGTTACAAGAACTTGGAATACATCATTGTTTCTATTACTCATAATTATAAGTTTTAAATTATTTGATTAATGTTTAATTTTTCCATTTTCAATGGGTAATCTGAAGTTTGTATTTGACCAGCAGCTAATAATACTGCAATATCCACAATTTCAGAATGGGTGGTTTCAGGAAGTTCACAATTACTAAAACCTGTTAATATCTGACCATTTGGTAACTTATAACCTCCAACCCGAAATGCTTCGGCATTGTGCATATAAGTCATTTTGCGAATATAGTTAATACAAAAATCATTTATTGTAAAAGTTCCATCTGTAAAGAATTTTAAACCACCATCATAAAATAATGCATTAACTTCTCTCCATTCAAAAGATGAATTGTTAAAAGAACTTTCTTCAAACATATCATCATGTTGTTTAATGTGAACTCTGGCTTTAATTCTATTACATGTACCTTTTGTCATTCTAACATTTCCTTTAACGAAATACCAGTAATCTATAGGTAATGCAACTGAATTAGAAGCAACAGGTAGCCAGTTATTGTCATTACTGACTACTATTGCTCTTATATCATCAATTGTTCTTTGATTTGTTTCAAATCCTAATTGCTTTTTTAATCTTGGTTCTGCTATTATACTTACAAACAAATTTGCAGCTTGATTAAGTAGCCAATCAATTTCAGGAACTAATAAATTCCTATTGTTTTGACTATCAATCTTATTAAACTTCATTTTGAAGTCATAGTGCATATTTTTGATTGACATAATATATTAGTTTACTTGAGCCATTATTCTTAATTTCAACTCTTGATTGTCATCAAGCATCAAATATTTTGCTACTTCTAATTCTTCCATACCTAAAATAGAATCATGGTAAAGAATTTTATGACCATCTTTTCTTAAAACACTTTTTTGTAATGCTTCTAATACTAATGAATAGTTAGATAATTCTTCTTTATCCATTGTATTAAGTCTTAAAAATTCTGCTGTATCTTTTTTGATTACTTTGTTTAATTCTACTTTAACAAAATTATCACTTTGACCTTTTAAATTTTTACCAGATAGAGCTAATACTAATTCTATTTTTCTATCTTTACTCATACTTGATGCAGCAATAATAGCATCTTCTTCTTGTTGTACTTTAGTAGCTAAAACTTCTGCTTGTTCAGCTTCATCAAATATAACATGTGTAGCTTCTGGAAACAAACCATTTTCATAATCTGTCATTGAGTTTGCTACATATTTACTTGCTTTCATCACTTTTACTTTAATGTAATTTAAAGGTTGTGATATATCAAAGAACATTGTATTGTTTTCCAATTTTACTTTACTCATTGGAGAATCCCAAAAAGGATGTGGTTCTTCTGTATTAAAATGATTAGTTAAATCATACTTAACTACTTTTTCTAATGCTTCAATTTCTTCTTTTGTCAAGCCTGTATCATAGGTCATTGATTCCCCATTTACTAATGCTTGTGAGCTTTTAGGTCTTGTAAAACTTTCTTGTCCTGATTTACCATGCCATTTTTTAATTTCAATTGGTCTAACTTCAACCAATGTTTTTGTTTTTGGTAAGCTAAATGTTTTAGCTATTTGTTTTTCTGCCATAATTTCTATTTTTGAATTATTTGTGCAAATATAAGATTAAATTTTAAATAAAACCTACTCTAAATTTATAGAGTAGGTTTTTATTTCCTATGTTAGTTTCTTGATAAAATCAATTCACCACATTTAGTAACATCTTGAATGTGAATACCTGCTGAAATACCAACATGCATTTCATAGTAATCACCAGCATGAGCTGACATACCTCCATTAACAGGACCCCATGGACCTTGAGTACCACAAACATAAGTAAATGTAGAAGAATCTTTTTTCTTCATAATTTTAATGTTTGATGCTTTGTTTTCTCCAGAGAAATCAAGGAATGTAATTCTTTGAGATTCCATAGGGAAACCAGTTACAGGGTCAATTTCAAAGTTAATTTCTCTATCATCATAAAGAGGATTGTGAACTAACTCTAATGAAGCACCATTAGCCATGTTGTACTTAACAAATTGATAACCAGCTTGTAAAGCATTTGTATGAACATCAGATTTTACTTTATCAGTATAAACCTCAACATTTTTAATGAAACCAGATTTATTTTGCCAATCTTGAATAGCTCTGTGGAATTGAATCATACCATATTCCCCAGTATATCCTTTGATTTGTCTTCCTTGTCCAGGTTTAACTCTTGAATAGAAAATATCTTGAAGATACTCTTCAATCAATTTAGCAGTCAAGTGAGAATATCTGTGAACATGTGAATCTTCAAGTTGTTCTTGAATACCAGCACCCATTCTTACAGGTCTTCCATTTGCACCAAGAACTGTTTCAGCACTTCTTGAATACCAGTAACCTCTTTCAATTTCTCTGTACCATTGTAACCAATATTCAACTTCTGCATACTTCATCCAAGAATTGTGATAACCACCTTTAGAATCTGGAATTGCTACAGACAAAACTTCTTGAGAAGCATAGTCAGTAATTCTGTATTCTTTTCTGTATTTAGACATCTTGTTGATGAAAGCAATTGGTGTACTGAAAGTAGTAGAACCAGATTGTTCAGCAGCTTCTTCATATTGAGAAAATAATTTACCCCATTGAGAACCTGGAGATAAATATTTAGCAGGAATAAATGCTTGAGGGTCATCAGAGTTCATTCTTACTACATAAACAAATCCATCACCATGTTTCTGAACTTGATTTTGTACACGAACCTGGAATCTTTTATCAGAAGTACCTGGACTTAAAACATCCCCTGGTAAATACCAATTTTCATCCAATTTAATTCTGAAAGTTTTCTTGAATTTACCTGGTGTCAAGTTTGAAACAGGTTCAACATTCTCTACTACTACAAGTGGTCTTGTATTAGCACCTTTCATTTCCCATTCCCAAGAGGTACTTGTGATAGTTTCCTCTGTTCTTGGACTACCCATCAAGGTAGAACTAATAGGGTTATCAGCATAGTAGTTTTCGGAAGAGAATAATTTGTCCATTGTTCCAGCTAACCTTGCAGGTTTTGCTAACAATGCTCTACCTAAATGGTTTTGCTCTGTCATTCCTGACATCCACTCCATTTCTTTGGTAATAAGTTTATTTCCTAATGTAGCCATAATTGTTTATAGATTAATTTTAATTAATATTAGTCAAGTAAATCTGCTAAAGATTTCTTTGGTTGTTGTGAACTTCCTTTTGACCCTTTTATAATAACTTGATTATTTTGTATTTCTTCTTTAATTCCTTTTGAGAATTTTGTAATTTCTTTATTAGTAATACTTGAAAAATCAAATTTATCTTTTACAAGTTTAGCTAACAATATTGTTTGTTCTTTGTCTCCAAATATACTAAACAATTCTTGTTGAAATTTAGTTACTGTTCTACCATCTTGCAGTTTTATATTTGCATCTGATATATAAGAAGGTAAAGATTCTTTATCTTGCTTATTTAACACTAATCCTTTAATATCATTTAAAGAACTTATTTGCACAGTTATATCTTTTTTATAAGTTTTTTGTGCTTCTTTTTCAACTTCTTTTCTTTTTTCAGCTTGTTTAATAGTTTCTTGAATATCACTATCTTGTTTAGCTATTTTCTTTTCAAATGCTTTTTTAGAAATTCCTGCTAATTTACCACTCTCTTTTAAGAACTCAATTTGAGTATCTATATATTCTTGGTCATAACCTTGGTCTTTTAAATCTAAAGATATTGCTAAAACTTGATTTGATTCAACTTCCATATCAGTATCTTTATTAATACCTGATACTGTTTGAGTTGTCATTTTAGAAAGCAATTCAGTAAAATCTCCTCCTTTAGCAGAATATTTAATCAATTCTTTTAAAGCATCTGGAAGGTCTTTAATAGTTTCTTCTACACCAGCAATAATAGAAGCATCCCAATTATCTTCTAAAATCTCATCAGCTAAATCATCTGTTAATTCAGTACCTTCTTCAAGTTCATAATCTACAAGACCTTTTTCTTTTAAGAACTCTAAAGTATCTTTACTTTTTACTTTGACTGTTTTATCATCAGTTGTAGTAGCTGGTACTTCTTCTTCTGGAGTATTTTCTCCAGCAAAATCAAAGACATAATCTTCTTTAGCTGCTGGTGTTTCTTGTTTTTCAGGAACTTCTTTTGGTTCTGTAGTTGTTACAACATCATCTTTTAATGCTGCTTCTACTACTGTTTCAGGTACAACTGCTGTATTTTCAAAAAAAGCAGTTTCTCCTGTTTCCCATTCAGCAAACTGATTGTTTGCAATTTCTTCGTTGTTTTGTGTTTCTTTACTCATAACGGTACAAATTTAATATTATTTATTTATATTAATCAAATAAAAAATGAACTTTTATCATTTGATGTGTAATAGCCATTTCTTGCTTTTAGCTATTTTTTAGGACTTGTTTTTTTAGGTAAATTATTATTCATATTTATTTTCGACCTTTCTATACTATTTTTTTCTTTATCATTTTCTATAGTATGGTCTAATTTTCTATTCTCTAATTGAGTTTTTTCCATTTGGATTTGAACAGCATTAGCATTTTTCATTACTTCAATAATATCTAATTGTCCATCATTATCAACATCTTTGTTTTCATTGAATCCCATAGACATCATAGCTTGTGCTTGAACAACAGTTTTTCTTCTTTCTTCTTCTTTAAGAATAATATTATCTTTTTCATTTGCCCAAACTTCTTTTTCATGCTCTCTTGCTTTATCAGCTTGTTCAGAATCAAATTCTCTTTGTTTTTGAGCATTAGTATCTTCTCTTTCATGTCTTGCTTTTTCAGCAGCTTTAAGAGCTTCTTCTGCTTCTTGAGTACCTTTTTGTTTAACAACAGCTAAAACATCAGATAATTCAATAGTTTGATTTTGCATTGCAGCATGAGCAAGATTTCTAACTAATTCTTGAGATTCTTGTGCTTCTCCACTATCTTCAATAAATAAACCTAAAGTAGAATTATCAAGTAAATTAACATCTATATCAAGTATTCTTCTTGACATATCATCAAGTACATAATTTAATACTTCTAATTTAGAATTAGTGTATGCTATTTTAGCCACAGTCAATAAAGAATTTAAAACATTCTTTTTAACAGAAGCATGTAAATCAAAATAAGGTTCTAATATATGTGAAGTTTGAATTAAATTTTGTTGATTATTCCCAACTGATTCACTTGCAGAAGTTTGTCCTAATACAGGGTCAGTAACACCAACAGATTTACCACATCTATTATCTATTGCCATAGCTAAATTGATATAATTATTTATATCAGAAGCTAACGATAAATCTATAGTTTTAGCAATAGTATTTACATCTTGTTGTGTCATTCCTTCTTCATCAGGATTATACCACATAAAAGGTGTACTTTCAAAAAAGTATTGCCATTTTTCAACATCAATACCAGCACTTTCAGGTATAGCATTAATATTCATTAATACTTTTTTACCTTTGTCAGATGCCATAAGTAATTCTATTCTATACCATATAATATTATAATAATATTGGTCCACTCTCATTCTATCCATAGGACAAGTAGGTTGAGAGTTTGTATTATCATATATTACACCATGATATGAAAGTTTACATTCATAAATAGTATCTACATCTTTAGTTTGTCCAGGAACAGGTTGCATATTTTTATATATGTCTGCACCTATTTTATATCCTTCATAAGTTTCAGGAATCCATTCCCACTCAATTTTTACATCACCATTTTCTTTATTTAATTTATATTGTTCATCAACAAGAAATCTTGTTTGTAAATTACCATCTTTATCAATATAATCTAACCAACCAACTTTTCTTAATCCTTTAAATTGAACATGAATTACTTTTACAGTATGATGATTTATATCTACATGAGAATTACTGAAATCATGTAAGTTCTCTCTTAAATAAGTTTCATTATAGTTATGATGATTTTTATATACATCATCAATTTCTTTATCAGTTAATTTAAAAGTTTTAACTACATCAGAAGGAGACATTCTCCATTCTGCTACTGCCCATTCTCCATTTTCAATATAATCTAAATCAGGAGATTTATCACAATTGAATCTTATAGGATTAACTACTTTTAATACAGGTTTATTATTTACAATACCTACCCAATATACTTCATAAGCTGTAAGTAAACCATATTTCCAACCATTATTAAATTTTCTTTTAATATCTTGCTCTTTCATCAAGTATTCCATTATCTGATGTCCTTGAACTTCTGATGGGTCTTGATGGTCTCTTTCCATATATCTCTTAACTTCTGGTGGAGTTTGAGCTTGTATAGCTTGAGCAATTTGGTCTTGTATATCTTTTTTTTCTTGAGGGGTTAATTCTTGCCCTTTTGTTTGTTCTTGATATTGTAATTCAACTTGTTGTTTGATTGGCAACATTATTTGTTCAATTACATAATCTCTAATTCTTTTACTTTGTTCTTCTTCTCTTCTTGTTGTAGCTTCTACATTTGTAGCTAATACTTTATAACCAAAAGGTCTTTTCATCTCCATACCTAATAGAGCTTTAATTCTATAAGAACTAATATCTCTATTGACCATATTTGCAGGTAATTCTCCTACTTCTGCTCCAAAAGGAGTACATACATAAGCAAAATCAGCCAAGTCAATAATATTATTATATAAATCACAATTGACTTTCATTCTTTTGTATTCAGAAATACCACCATAACCAGAAGCAGTATTATTAGCTTCCTTGTCATAACTGTCTATCTTTTCTTTATACCATTGAAAATCATTAGCTTCTTTCTCTTTACGAGTAAGTCTATGAGTATCAAAATTTGTATTTAATTCAGCCATTTTTTATATTTAATATTGTTAATTAAATTATTGCAAAAGTAACATTTTTAATTTAATCTTTTATAAAATGCACTACTATTTTTATTATACATATTACCCATCATTGATACAAGTTTTTTTGCATTCTTATTTGGTGTAGCTTTTTCATCATATTCTTTACCTAATAAAGATTCTTGTTCTTGAAACATAACTTGCATCAATGCCATAACTCTATCAAAGTTTCCTTTTCTATTATATGCAATCAATTCTTCTAATAAACCAATTGAATCAATTTGGTCTATAGTAGTTTGTGGTTTACCATCTTCATCAAAATCTTGAACATCATTTAACCAATCTTTGATATATTTTTCTCCTGCATCTTTCAATTGTTCATTCATGTGGCAACCATATACCCTTGCTACTCTACTATTTTTAACATTTTTAGATATTACAGCATCAGGTTGTAATGCTAAATAGTGTAACCATTTTCTTCTTCTAAAGTAATCTTTTACATGAGTAACCTCATTTTCATACATTACTTGAGTATTATAAAGTTCAGCAAACAATTTAGCAATATGATTTACATCATCTGCACTTTCTGGTCTTCCTATATATTCAGCAACTATTTTTCTTCTTGTAAATGAACCTTTTATAATAGTTTTATATACAATTATTGCTGCTAACGAAGTACCTTTATCTTGCCTATAAGGGTCATAACCTATTTTATATGCTCCTGGAACAGGAACTTCTGATGGATATTCATATATAATTGGACAACCTTCTAATGAAATATTATCAGGTTTCATCTTATATACAGGATTAGCACTACCATCTAAAATAGGTTCTGCTACCACTTTACTTTTACCAGCATCAAAAAATAGATTAACAGGTGTTCCTTTTATTAAATGTAAATTTTTACTTCTAACAATTTCTAATCTTCTTTTCAATTCAATGATAGGAAAATTATTTGTTGATACCATACCAAATGCTTCAAAAGGACCAAGAGGTTTTTCTTGCATTCTCTTTTGCATAGCAGCATTAGTTGCTCCATTATCAACACGAAATTTTCTTGTAGCTAATTCAGATGAAATAGCTGATGCTTTATTTGAATTTCCTTGTTCATCATAGTGTCCTGGCATATTCCAAGATATAGGATGAAAGAAACCACACTTCATATCTTCACTATCTTTATCCCAAACATTTTGAAAAGGAAGTAATCCAAATGCTAAAGGACTACTATGCATTTCAGCATAATCTGCTGTACCACCAGTCATATCTCCAGATGTACCAAATATTGTAATAAGACCAGTTTTAATATCACCATCCATTACACAATCTTCTGATGCAACATAACTATCTTTTAATAAACCAGGAGTACCAAAAGAACCAGCTTCTTCAAATATTAAGTCATAAGCATCTTTTCCCCTTGCAGAATCGGGATTATCTTTAAAAGTTAAAGACATTATTTCTGACATAAATCCTCTCTCAATAGGTACACCTGCTTTTATTTCTAAAGTAGATGCTCTGATATGTCCTTTACTTATCTGATTAATAACATCTCTTGGATATACCCAAGGAGTATGTTGAGAAATAAAGTTAAGGTAATTATTTGCCATAGTAAATATACCTTTTGGGTACAAATACTTTTTATCTTCTGCACCAAATATAGTAAGTTTATTAGGTTTTGTAAGATAATTATTTACCCCAATAGAAGCATTCTTAAATGAATAACCTTTTCTTCGAGATTTACCTACTATAAGATTATATCCACCATAAAGATAATTTGGTTCAATTTTAACATCAAGATGTAGAGAATCAAACACTTCTTTCATTTTAAGTGCTTGTTCTAAATCAGGTAAACTGTATATTTCATCTGCTTCTTCTGGTAAAATTAAACCTGAATCTAATATACCATTTCTTGCAATTTCTCTACACCAATAATAATTATAATCTCCATCCCAAAAGTCAGGAAAATCTAATTCTTTCTTACCTTTCTTTGCTCTTTTATTTTTAATTAAACCATTATCATCTTCTTCTGTTTTCATAATAGGACAGAAGTTCAAATAAAAATAATGGTCTCCTGTAATCCTTACTCCTCCAACAGAATAACCATTTAAACATCTTCTTCTTTGTTCTGTCCAATATTTTAACCAATCAGGTGAATTAGCTGGTGATGAACAGTACATATTATACTTCTTGAAATTCAGAGCTTCTTCTCTAAATACTTGAGAGTTAATCCAAATACCATCTGGATTTCTAATACCATCTAATTTACCATCATCATAAATATCCATACATTATAAACTGTTTGGGTCTGCAAATGGACTTACCACTTTTTGACCTCGATTTTTTACTTCTTCAAATATTTCTGTATCTACTTTATCTTTCAAAGTATTAAGATTTTCTAATACTTTAGAAGTATCAATTAAAGTTGAAGTTATTTCTTTAGGTTTATACAAAGGTAAACCTGTTTTCAAGTTTACAAGTTTCATATCAAATGTATTGAAAAAATCTTGTATTTTTTCAGCAGCAATTTTAGCTGACATATAATAATTATAAGTAACAGATGCTTCTTTTTGAAACTGAATCATTTTCTCAATTGCAAGTTTAATCAAATCATCTTCTATCCAGTCTGGTCTTGTAATAATATCAGCAATAACTTTTTCTCTTCTGACATTTTCAGCATAACCAGCATAAGGATTTGATTTTTTAGCTGATGTAACAAATTCTATATAAGCAAAATCTTCTATAGCTAATTGTTTTCCAGGTAAATCATCTCTATCCCATATCTCTGAAAAAGGAAATATCAAAAGAGTTTCAACATTTGGTCTTACAATTTTATTTTCTACTGTAAATAATAAACTCATATTATTTGATTTTAAATATTGCTAAACTTCTATTCAACCAACCTTTAATAAATTTATTCATTTTAATATTAGTTCTTACTATGTTGTTGTAAGTAGTATTTCTTTTATTGAACAAACATTCTTCTGTTACATATTGCATTTTTTCTCTTGTAACAGGACCAATAACTCCATCTTGAGGAACTCCTGCACAAGATTGCATAATTTTAATTGCTCTCATATTACCCATATTATAAGCAGTATCAAAGTACATAAGTCTTGCTTCTAAAGGAAGTATGAAAGCATTAATAGCTCTGTAATATTTTGTATAAGCAATAGCTGCTGCTTCTTCATAAGTGGTATCTTTAAAATCATCAAAATTTTTAAATAAACCAGAATTAGAATTATAAGCAATTCCCCATAATGTCCAACCACCAGTATCACCAGCAACATTGTGAAGATTACCTCCAGCTTTAGGATTAGATACTCCTTCCCAAACTAATGTTCTATTGAATATAAATTCTTTAAAATATTCAAATTCTTTTTCTATTGTTGGATTAGCTTTTGCTAATCTTACATAATCATTTACTAATACTTTTGCTCCCATTATTCTCTTAATTTTATGCCATTTATAAATAATTCATCTTGTGAACCATCTTTATATACAACTGTTATTATTTTACTAAATTCTTGATTTCCTATTATATGATTAGGTATGTTACCTGTTTTAAATACTACATTTAACATTCTTTTTTTATCATCATATTCACAGGTAGTACACCCACAACCAGGAACTATTAAAGTTATTTCTTTTATATATGGGGTAGCAACAAAAGATAATGGTAATATTTTATTTTGTCTAATGTTACCAACCTTGATTACTTTATTAATCCAATTTTCCATAATTATTTTGTTTAAATTTTAACCATTCTTTTTTATTCATCATATTTGGATAACAAGGTTTACCACATTGTTTGTCAGCCATTTGTAAAGCAGTAGTATCACAACCACATAATTTACAACTTCCTTTCTCATAGCATTCAATATCCATTACACTTATTCTCCAAACAATTTGTTCAAAGATATGCTTCCTAATTAACCATTTAAAGTGTTTGCTATAATACAAATTATATCTATAGTAACCCTGAAAATATGCAAATATATCACTAAATTTTTTCTTCTGTACCATCTTGTAAAAAATTTTCAATTAAAGTCTTTTTTTCAAAGTATGTTTTTGCATCAAGTTTTAATTCTTTAAATTGAACTGTTAATCTTCTTAAAATAGCTTCTGCTCTTTTAGGATAAACTAAAAATGTACCAAAATATTTAAGTCTAATAGTAGGAAACTTTCCACTTTCTATTTCTTTTTTAGCATATAAATATTGAGTTCCACAACATTCTTTCATTTGTTCAAATGTCAATCCTGGAAAAGATTCTTTGTTCTTTTCATAAAATTCAATCATTAATTCTTGACTTTCAATCTTCATTACTTCTTCTTAATTTTAAATTGATAAAATTGCTCTTCATTTTCACAAACTAATATTTTAGCTATTTCTAAAACATTATCAATATTATAATAAATTGCTCCTTTTTGTTCAAGAGATTTAATGTAGTTGCTCATACCAGCAGAAGAAATAGGTGGGGATTGTTGTGATGCCACTAATTTTCTGGCAGCACCATTGAATCTATTTACTTCCACTAAATCTCCACTTAAAGACATAAATCCTGCAAGTACCTTAATTTCCATATTACTTAATGGTGCTGGTATAAGTGAATTTATTATCTTCAAATGCATTTCATAATACTTTTCTTTTTCAAGTATCATTGTTTTTTGAATTATTCTCATATAATTTAATTTAAAATTTTCCTAATGAAACAGCTTCTCCTGTTATTTTGTTTAAAGAATAATCTCCTTCTTGTATATATTTTCTTCTCGCATTGTTTGCAAACTCTTCCATTTTATCTTCATCAGGAGCTACTTTATGTTCATTTATATATTCATCTCTTTGTTGATATATAAAATTTCTCCTCAATGTTTTTCCAGAAAGAATTATATAATCTGGAGCAGGAAGGTCTTCTTTCATAAAGGTAGTAGGTAACTCCCCTTTAAATGATTCTAAATTAATCTCATCTTGTTGAGTAATAATTTCTTCTTGTTGGTTTAATGTTTCTTTACTCATCTTTTTTAGTTTTTAAAAGTGATTCTTTTTCTCTTACTTTATTAACAAAATCAGTAACATAATTTACTAAATACTCCATAAAATATGCTTCTGCTTCATCATTATTTGTTTTAGGTTTAAAACCTATTTTCTCAAATAACATATTTTTAGCATGGACACATTCATGTGTAATAATACCAGCAGTAATAGGATTATTTTTATCTGTTGGGTCTAAAACTATTGTTATACATTTAAGTCTTCTTGGTCCATGACTATTTCTCCAGCAAGAAGCAAAATAATCTTCTTGATTTTGATTTATAGCTTTATTTATTTTATCTGTTTCATCTCCTACA